TGATAAAAATTATAACCATACAATTATATTATTGATTCGATATAGCTGATTTATATGTTTTAAATAATCGAAAAGCGGGATTGCTCTTGCTCATTCTTTAATATAGAAATATCTACACCATATGCAGTCAACATATTCAATAATCTATTGGAACCGTTTCCATCTAAATAAGTTTCCCATACAGTTTTTGGGTCCAATGGAGCAATCCATCTCTGGAAACTTGCCAAATAAGCATCGAATTTACCTTCCATATTACCAATCAAAATAGGTGTATCTTCACCAGGAGGCACCTTCGGCATAGTGTTCGTGCCAGTTTTGAAGAAACGTTGCGAACGAATCAATTTACCATCAACATACCCATCCACGAATTGGTTGTCTATACTGACCCCGATACATGTCCATTTCTGAAGAGGGAAATTGTCAGTGATAATCATGGTTTCTACGCTATCATCAGACATCACCATATCTAGTTTCAAGATGGGACCTGATTTGTCAAGATATAACTTCATGTTGTTATCCCTAGTAAATATGGTTTTTTCCACATTATTGTCCCACGTGTTTACATACAACCACAAAGTATATCCATAACGAGAATTAGTGGGTTTTTGAATGGAAGTAAGAGGTGCCTGAGGTTGTCTTAAGTTTGCACTAGAACTAAGTTTGGAAGAACGGTTCGATAAGAAGTAATACAAAACATAAATCAATAAAATAATAATAACTCCTAAAACAATGACTGTTGTATTCATATTTATATATTTTATGGTTATAAAAAAATATACAAATTAGTCCATTCGTAAAAAGAATAGTTTCTTCAATTTATTCCAATCGACCATTACATTTGGAATCCATTTTGTTTCTACAGGAGGGTTCTTGTAGGCGAGTAAATTATATTCATTCAATATATTTCTCTTAGATAAAGGCATTTTGTAATAATTTACGTTGCATATCGCGCCATCCAATCCGTCTTTTTGACCAACTGTGATATTGTCATAAGGATTAAATTTGGGTTCTATATTATGTAATGGTACCGACTGTGCTAATTTTCCATTCATAAAGACATCTAAGTATTCAGACGAATAATTGAATACAAAATGGTTCCATTTTTGTTTGGTAATTTTCAGTTTGATTTTTTCTTGTTGTTTGCCATCGCGATTGCTGTAATAGATGACCAAATTATTTCTACCGTGGGGTTCATCATTCGCATTTTCATATACTACATGTGGAGCACCATTCGCATAATTCAATATATTTGTTTCTCCAGAATATGCTTTGTAGTTAGAACCCTGTTCGTTCAAATATACCCAAAAAGAGATAGCATAGTTATTACGATAAAGAGGAGTTGAGTCATTTTCGTCAATGTGTTCCATTCGTAATTGTTCACTTCCTGAAATCACATGTGAATCATCTAAAAATAGTGTTTCTGGTAATAATTTAATACCTTTTTTCATGAACAACGCTTTTACAATCTTTGGTAAATAAATATACAACAATATCAATACTAATTCAATGACAAACAGATAAAATACAGTGCTGGTTGTAGCGTTGAACTCTTTCTTGATGTAATTGACAAACTGTAATATGAGGCATGGGATATAAAATAAGAATTGCGCAATCAAACCGGGTAGTCCTTCAAAACGTTTGATGTATTCTCCCAAAAAATAGAATACGATTGATAATGACACAAAAAATAATAGTACGGATAAGATGGAAGATACATGACTGATTGTTCCTGTCGTTTGTTGTGAAAATTGGAAATAATAGTAAATTAGTAAACCACTAAATGCGATTAACGTTATATAATACAATGGCGTTGTTATCCAATTATTTACACTTTGGCCAGGTTGTAAAAATACATTCAATCCATATGCAACTAATAATATAACGGGTATTGCTAACCAAGCAGTGTCAATTGTCATCGACATTGAATAATCAGAAGTAAATAACATGAATACAATAAATATAGTCATAATTAAAATCATAAATCCGTGAGAAGCTATCGCATTTTTGACGACTGGTTGATTAGACGCCTCTTTTGCTTGTTCTGCTAACATTTTATTTGCTTGATCAATCGATGAAGAGACTGTTTTATTCAATTTACCAAATAATTGAAATCCTGTTTCTATATAATCGGGTTCTCTTGTTTCATTCATTTATAATGCTAATATATTATAAATGGATATTTTATTCAATTCGCCCGATTACAAGTTTTCCATCGCAGTTTTCTTTCCGTGACATTCTCGACATAAAGCAACTAAATTATCTACATGATTCCCTCCACCGTGTTCTAATCTAACCACATGGTCCACTTCAAACCAAGCGCTTAACTGTGTCTTACAGTCGTCGCAAGACCAATTTTGTCTGGATGCTACGAATTTCTTCTTTGTTTCACTTACAGACCTTTTTGTTCCGGTTTTTCCCGAATTCATCATGCGTTGCTCTCCTTTGTATTCTGGTGGATTGGTTATCGGGATAATCGGGTTGGTGGATTTATCTTGAAAATAAGAATGCTTTGTCGTGAAATCAAGTATAGGGGAGATCATACTGGTTGTACTTTTATCTACAGGTAAGTATTTTATATAATCGTTTGATGTCATTAACATTTCACGTGCTCTAAGAGGATTATGTTTTACAACGTAATAGAAAAATAATGCGCCCAAAGCGACTCCGCCCATTTGGTAATATTTCTTCCAAGTCATCATTATTTTCACATATTTACCGTCAGTATAGATGTTTGCTATGATAAATCCAGCGATTAATAATATAACTAATTCTATTCTCATTTAACATACCATTAGATTTAATTTATCATACTTATTCGTTGATTATTCACTATAATACTTATAAATCATTACAATTAGAAACAAAATGAATGCAAAATGAATGTATCTGGATTTGAATCGAATATTATCTAAAAATGATATTTTCTTGGGTTTGTATTGTTCTCGGTACATGTCCAATGCGTTCGCTAGCGATACTTCTTCTTTTCCTAACATTACATTGTATTTATTGTGTACAAAATGCATCCAGCGCACTAATGAATCGCGATTATCTAAATAAGGTGAGACCGGATATTTGTCTAGTATTTCACTAAATTTGTTTCCCATTTCCTCGTTCGGTATAAATAGCGGCATATTGGTTAATAATTCATAGTATTTCTTTTTAGTTACCTCATTTGGTGTTAATGGGTAGAACTCAGCAATAGTATGTAAGAAAAACCAATAATGAGGTCCCCACGTGTCAGCATCGAAATTCATAAATTACAATATATATAAAGATTACTTTTTTATACTACTGAGATAACCCAAACGTTCTTTATTTTTAATGAGTTCAGATAATTATTGCAATAATTGTGGAAAAGACGGACATTCTTATAGCCAATGCAAAATGCCTATTACAAGTGTAGGTGTGATTGCTTATCGTATTCATAATAACCAAAAAGAATATTTAATGATACGCAGAAAAGATACGCTGGGATTTATTGATTTTATGAGGGGAAAATATTCAGTAAACAATAAGGACTATATAATGAATATGTTAAAACAGATGACACAAGACGAAAAAGAAAAATTGGATACATTGAGTTTTGATGATTTATGGTTATCTGTTTGGGGTAGTCATCGATTGTCGAATCAATACAAACAGGAAGAAAGTATATCTAAAAACAAATTTCAATCCATGAAAGATGGAATTTACAACAAGCAACAATTCTATAATTTACATATATTAATTGAGGAAAGTAAACAATATACTCTATGGAAGGAGCCCGAATGGGGATTTCCCAAAGGACGTCGCAATTTCCAAGAAAAAGATTTCGATTGTGCGTTACGAGAATTCAAAGAAGAAACCGGTGTCCCTGTTGATTATTTACATAGTATTCAAAATATTTTCCCATTTGAAGAAAATTTTACAGGTTCGAATTATAAATCATACAAACATAAATATTACATTACTTATATGGATTATGAGAAAACGATTATACCATATAAATATGATAAGATGGAGGTAAGTAAAATAGAGTGGAAAACCTTAGAACAATGCATTCAATGTATTCGTCCTTACAATTTAGAGAAACAGAACATGTTGACGAATTTAGATAATATGCTAACTTATCACAAACCAGTATTATTTTATTAAAAAACAACAGAAATATATGTTTATTCTATATACATATATTTACCATTCATGCCACGAAATACACAAAAAGTGAAATCCAATGAGTCGAAGCGTGTGACTAAAAAGAAGAAATCTATCGAAAAAATCGCAGAAATTCAACCAATGGATGTAAGTGATCGAAATTTGTTAGTTGATGCCGCTTTGAATGAAATAGCAACCGCTTTGGATGACCGCAGTAAACCGGCAGAACAAAAAAAAGAAGACGACAAGAAAAATCAAAGATGTCCCAAGGGGCATCGTCGCAACAAAACGACTGGTGAATGTGAACCGATTGAAAAGAAACCGCGTAAATTAATCGAAGGTTGTAATTATGAATATAAAATGGAAACACCTGTAGAAATTGCTCGTGGAGATGAATTGAGAAAAAAAACGATTAAAGAATTGCGAACCAAATTGATTGTTATGCTAGGCATTGATGACCCAAAAACAGAAAGTGTCTTGGGTGCACGTCTTAAACCACAATTTATTA